TTTATATTTACAAAGATTAAAAAAAACTGAAGGTGGAAGAGTTGCTCGTGAAAAAGAATATAAAGAAAAATTACAAGAACTTGAAGATTTTATAAGTAAAAATAGATTAGTGTCAAAAGAAGCTCAAATGAGTCAAATGATGGGAGAGGGATATCGTGATCCTAGATTTATTGCTACAACGGGTAATGAACTAATTGATAAATATGGATTACGGCCATTAGCTCCGGAAGGAAGCGGTCAAGTTTTGTATGATAAACAATTGGGATTACAGGTGTCGTCAAACAAAGATGCTGGTGTAATTGATACTGATACAACTTTAAGTACTAGCATTTTAGGAACATATAGTCCTTCTTCTGATAAATTAAAATATCAAACCATGACTTATGACTTAGGTCATACTGATACTACTCCAGAAGAAACTCAAGTGCATGAAATTATACATCGAGCCGATGAACGATCTGGATATAAAGAACAGAGAGAAAAAAGATTAATAGCAAAATTACCTAAACATTTGAAAGTATATGGTAAAAAGTTCTTTTCTCCTTTAACAGAAGAAATATTAGCACATGGATTACAACATAAATTAGCAGGGGGTAACTTTACCGATAAAAAATTAACTGATCAAGTAAAATTTAGAATTGGAAAATACGAAAGCCGTTTTAAAAATATTAAACAAGTTGAAAAAGAATTATTACAAGCAATGCCTATTATTGTTGAAGATTTTGAAAGCTATTTAAAAGAAATTGATGCACAATGAAATACAACGACTACTTAAATCACTTAGAACACAGAGAAGGTAATGAAGAATGCGTATACCTTGATACACTTGGCAAGCCTACATGTGGTGTAGGGCACTTGTTAACTGAAAGAGAGCGTCAAGTCTATAAAGTTGGTGACAGAGTTTCTCAAGAACAGAGAGATGAATGGCTACAACAAGATGCTGCAATGGCATGGGAAGCTGCTGCTCAACAAATGCAAGAACTTGATATAGAAGATACAAACTTTATAATTGCACTAGGTTCAGTAAACTTTCAACTAGGTACACGATGGATGAACAAATTCCCATCAGCCTATAGAGCTTTAGCTAATAAAGATTATGATGAAGCAATAAGACAAGTTTCAACAGGATCTGGTAGAAATGGACAATCTAAATGGAAAGAACAAACACCAGTAAGAGTTGAAGATTTCGTAATCGCTATTGACAAACTTAGATAAGGATGCTATAATGATATTGTACCTAGAGGACCAACTTGAGGGATGTTATAGACAATACTGTATACATCAAGTAAAACATGATATGCCTTTCATGAGTCTAGATGATTTTAGAAACATGTTTGAAGACTTGATGGAAGTAATTTACAAAGACGAAGAATAATGGGAATCCCTTTTGAAATAATCACTATGATTGGTTCTACCTTATTAGGTGGACTCATGAGTTTGTGGTCACAATCTATAAAAGCTAAACAAGCTAATCAAGCTATGTTAATGGAACGTGCAAAGTTTCAACAAAAGGCTGTTAAAGATGCAAGAGAATATGAAAACGTAGGATTTCAATGGACTCGAAGAATTATAGCCCTTACAGCTATATTTTCTATAGTTGTATTTCCAAAAGTTGTCGCAGTATTTTTTCCAGAAGTTTCAGTAACTGTAGGATACACAGAGTTTAGGCCGGGATTTTTATTCCTTCCGGAAAAAGAAGTCATGGAATGGCGACAAATGTATGGTCTAGTTATTACTCCACTTGATACAAATTTAGTAGGGGCTATTGTTGGTATGTATTTTGGTGGAAGTTTAGTCAAAAAATAAAACGTATGGAAAAAACATTAAAAGACGTAATCGCAAACGGGCGATGGAATTGGTTCGGTCAGAGCGAAGACGAAAAAGGTTCCCAAGATGAGAATTGTTATAAAGGATTGTTTTGGGATTTAGAAACTAGAGAATTCCTAAGATGGAATGAATTTATTAAAAAGGAGTGCAAATCAACTGAAAGCAGTGACTGATGGTATCTGCGTTGTATGTATTGTTGGTTGGGTATACTTAGTAGTTTCGGGATACTACTATTTTTTCTAACCACTACTAAAACTAAGAAGTAATTTAAAGAACGCTATTGGTAGCTTCACAGGGAAATTGCACCTAAAAAAAGGATAAAACAATGGGAGATGAGTATCATCCTTCGGGTCGATTTGGAGGAGATATGGACAGAAACGAGGTCGAGATTGACCTTAATAAGTTCATGGCTCTACTCCAAGAAAAGTCTGAATTAAAAGACAGAATACGAGAACTCGAAGACGAAAAAAACGATAATCCATATCAAAAATTAATATTTATTGCCGAAGCAGTTGATAGTTGGAGAATTATTCCTAGAGCTTTTTTAGGAGTCTATATGTATTTGCTATACTACACAACCTTTTGGTTTATGGCATTACCTGAACCTTCTTTTGAACAATCAGGTTTAATATCTATTGTTGTAGGTGCAGGTGCAGCTTGGTTTGGTTTATACACTAACACATCAAAAGGAAAAGGAGATTTTACGAAAGGAGGTAAATAGTGAAAAAAGGGGCAGTGTTGTTATTAACACTTAGTTTATTTGGAGGAACAATTTACGCAGATCAGACAGGAGACTGTACTGCCGGCTCACAGTATTGTGAACAGAATAGTTTAGAAACTACCAATACTACAACTACAACTAATACGAATACTAATACAAATACAAATACTAATACTAATACATCTACCTCAACTAATACGAATACAAACACGAACACCAATACTAATACAAATACAAATACGAGTACCAATACAAACAGTAACACCAACGTAAATACAAATACATCTACTGCTACT